GATACGGTAACAAACCTTATAAAAAATCTAAAGGCAAGAAGAAGAAAAAGTAATGGCACTTACTAAAAGACAATTAGCTACTCTAGATAAGCACAAAGAACATCACAGCAAGAAGCATATGCAGGAGATGAAAAGACTTATGAGAAAAGGCTTGAGTTTTACTGAGTCGCATAGAGTGGCTATGAAAAATGTGGGGAAGTAAATGGAAGACGAGCTTAGAAGAATGCAAGTACAACTAGACAAACACGCAGGTCAAATAGCAAAGTTGTTTAGCAAAATTGACGACACAAACAAATGTATAGCTAAGATAAATACCTCACTATTACAAATTAAATGGGGCGTTTACGGTGCAATTATCTTTTATGTTATTGCAAACGTAGGTCTTATAGAAGCATTAGGAGTAGTATTATGATAGCACTTTTAACAAACATAGCACCTATAGCCTTAGGGTTTATTGGTAAGTTGTTTGCACTTAAAAGCCAAGCAGCAGCAGAAAATCAAAAGTTAATGATGCAACAGTTTGCAGTCAGAGACAAATCAATTAATGATGCTAGGTCCGCAGCAGACAAAGAAAGCCCAATGGCTGCTCTTAATAGACGAGTAATTATATTTGTTATATTATCTTTAATTATATTTACGCAAGTAGCTCCAGTGTTTTTTAACGTGCCTACTGTTGTACCTACTGTAATTGAAGGAGCAAGTTTACTTGGCTTTGAACTTACACCAGATACAATAGAGTATGTTACAGTACAGGCAGGAGCAGTGCTTAAGTTTGATGAAGTGTTTGCTTGGGCTACAATGATTATAGAATTTTATTTTGGTGCACAATTAGCCAAGGGGAAATAATGACATATAGAGAACTAATAAATCAAGTATTAATAAGACTAAGAGAAGACACAGTAGCTTCTGATTGGTCTGGAGCTATTAACGATAGTTCTACAGTAAATGACTATCAGAAAGTTATAGGCTCTTTAATTAACGATGCTAAGAGAAGTATAGAGTCTTACCACGATTGGTTAGTTCTAAGGGAAACAGTTAATGTTTCTACTGTAGCAGCTACAAAAAATTATAACTTATCTTCTGGTCAAGAGTTTAAAGTGTTAGATGTAACTAACAACTCTACTGGCAATACTTTGTCACCGGTGACACAACATTACATAAACAGTATTAAATATCCTACTGACCCTACAGGAGAACCTAGTTACTATGCTTTTAATGGAGCAGATAGTTCTAATAATCTTAAAGTAGATTTATCTCCTATACCTACAGAAGCTCAGACAATATCTTTTGATATAGTTAAGTATCAAGACGAATTAACGTCAGCTACTACAAGTATCAAAATACCATCTAAGCCTGTAATCTTAGGTGCTTATGCTCGTGCAATAGCAGAGCGTGGAGAAGACGGAGGAACACAATCTTCTATAGCTGCACAAGAAGCAGCAAGCTCTCTAGCACAAGCAGTTATGCTAGATAGTGGAAATACTCAATATGAAAACGAATGGTTTGTAACTACTAATTACCAATAATGGCTAAGCAATTACAGTATCAGTCTTTAACTAACATAGGTCTTAATGGATTAAACACACAAGCTAATCCTGCGTCATTAGACCCATCTTATTTAACTAAGGCAGAAAATGTTGTGATTAGAGAATCAGGTCGTATATCTCTACGCAAAGGATTTAAACAAAAAGTAGCTCCAAGTGGAACAGCTATAAAAGGTATTGTAGAACATCAAGACGGAGCAACTAAAAAAATATTTGCTAGTCACGGTACAAGTATATACACTGTAGATTTTACAACGCCTAACGCTGCGTTTCCTACAGGAAGTGCAGACACAAAACATACAGTTACGGGTACAGACGGTGATTGGCAGTTTATAAATTTTAATGGTAGGCTTACTTGTTTACACGAAGGAGTTGTACCGCAGAGATACGACGGTTCACAAGGTTCAGGTTCTAAGTGGGCAGCTTTTGATAATGCTACTAGACCTGCTACTGTATCATCAGGTGAGTTTAAACCTAGCTGTGGTGTAGGATTTTATGGACGTATGTGGGTTGGTGGTGTAGCAGAAGAAAAAGATGTATTACATTATTCTGCTCTGTTAGACTCTGATGACTATACTACAGGAAACGGTGGTGGTTCTTTTGATTTAAAGAAAGTTTGGGGAAAAGATGACATAATAGCTATTGCTCCATTTTATGGACAACTTGCTGTATTTGGTAAGAACAACATAGCTATATATGAAAGTCCTGATGTTGTAGGAAGTATGAAACTTAATGAAGTTATACGAGGAGTAGGTTGTGTAGCTAGAGATTCGGTACAACACATCGGAGATGATTTAGTATTCTTATCTTCTACTGGTCTTAGGTCACTAGCTCGTACATCTGAAAAAGATAAAGTACCTCTAACTGATTTGTCAGTAAATGTTAAAGACACGCTAATTAGAAACATAGGTCAGAGTACAGAAGTTAAGTCAGCTTATATAGAGAACGAAGGAATATATGTAATGACTTTTACTGCTAGTAACATTACTTATGTTTTTGACTTTAAACATTTAACTCCTAATCAAGCTCCTAGAATAACTACTTGGACATTTGATTTAGATAGGGAACCTGCTAGCATAGCGTATACAGATACTTATGGTATGCTAATAGGACAGAAAGATGGGAGCATTGCTACTTATGAAGGATACTACGATTCAGACTTAGCAGCTAATGGTACTACATATAGTTACGCTTCTTATACTGGTAGCTTTGAAACTGTATGGGTAAACCTAGGAGAGTCTGTAGGTGCGTCTCTGTTAAAGAGGTTATTTATGGTTATGGAAGGTGGCTCAGGTGCTAACCTAGCATTAAAATGGTATAAAGATTTTAGTGCTACTGCATCTAAAACTACATCTATAACTTTAAATCCTACTACTACAGGCTCTACTGCTTTATGGGGAGCTAGTACATCTTTATATGGTAAGTCAGGTGTAACCTACAAACCTGTATATGGATTACAAGAATATAGAACACCTCTTACAGGTTCAGCAAAAAATATAAAAATATCTATAGGCGTACAGAGTAATGGCTTTGATGCGTCTTTACAAGACTTAACACTTTTACATAAACAAGGGAAAATAAGATAATGGCAGACTATTCAAAAGTTGTAGCTTGGTCTGGAAAAGATGCTTTAGCAGACTCAGATGCAGCAAAAGTAATATCAGGAGCTGATTTCCACACTGAATTTTCAGCAGTAGAAACAGCAGTAAATACTAAAGCAGACATTAACGGAGATGCTGCCGAAGCATTTAGTGCAACAACAGCAAGTACAGGAGCAAATACAACGCAAGTGGCAACAACTGCTTTTGTGCAAACAGCTTTACAGGCAATATACCCAGTAGGTTCAATATATATGAATGCTGCTGTATCAACAAACCCAGCAACACTTCTTGGATTTGGTACTTGGGCAGCTTACGCAGAAGGTAAAGTTCCAGTAGGTAAAGCATCAAGTGGTACATTTGATACGCTTAATGCTACAGGTGGTGCTGAAACAGATTCACACACATTAACACTTAATGAAATACCTTCACATAATCATAATAATGGAAGTTATCAATATTTATTATTATCTAACGGTAGTGCAACAATTGCAGATACAGATAGCACAAGCGGAGAACCAAACCTTGCTCAACAAGGAGCAATACAAGCAGCAGGTGGTGGAGCAGCACACACTCACGATATTTTACAACCATATATAGTAGTCTATATGTGGAAACGCACAGCATAGGAGATTAAATAATGATTGGAGCATTAATAAACGCAGGAGTTGGTCTTTTTGGTCGATACCAAGCGAGGAAAGACGCAAAAGACAGGCGTGCATATGCTGAACAGCAAAGGGAACTAGCATACGAAAGGTCACTACCTTGGAGTAGTAGAGGTCCTGCAGGCAACGTAGAGTTTGACTCTGAGACTAAAGAGATGATTCAAACCTTAAATCCTGAGTATCAGGCTATGATGCAAGGATTCTTGGGCTCGTCTTCGATGGCAAATCAAGAGTTGCAGAATATGATGGGCGACCCTAATAAACTTGCACAAGAACAGTTTAAAATGTTTGAAGAGTTTAATGCTGATGCCTTTAATCAACAGAGACTTCAAGGACAAGAAGCTGCTATAGCACAAGGTAGGACTGGAACACAAGGTTATTACGACCAAATGGCTATTGAAGATGCTATTAGTAGAGATAGAATGAGAGGTCAAATGGCTGCTATAGGAACTGGTATGGACTACAGAAATATGCTTAGAGCCGAAGCACTTGGATTTGGTGCTGATGCTCGTGCTACTGCGGGTATGCTAAGACCACAAGCAGAATTAGGTCAAACAATAGGTGCAGGTGTTGATGTAAGAGCTAACACACAAGGAGTTAGAGAAGCAGCAGATGCCTACACAAAACTTAAACAGTCTCAAACAGCAGGTCTTTTAGAGCAAGTAAAAAAATATGACCTTGATGATTTTTATAGTATGTTTGATAAAAAAGGCGGTGGCGGTATGTTAGCTCCGAGTACACAGTCTGACGCTTACAGTGCTATGGGAGGAAGTTATGCGGGAAAGCTGTAGCCCCTAGTAATTCTAGGGGGACTAATGTTTATGGTGAAGAACATCAAATAGCTACAGCAGATGATGGGTACTTTACAGTTTTACCTCCTAGGCTTTTTTCTGATAGATTAAGTTTAGGTCAATACAACTTTTAAGGAATAATTATGGCAACAGGAATAACAGGTTTATTTAGTGCAGGAGACTTAGCTTCAGCAGAGAACCAATCTATGAGAGATAGAGCTATGGCAGTAGCTAAACTAGGAAAAGGTGAAGCAGGGGCTTATGCTGCAGGTCTAGGTAGTGGTATGCTTATAGAAGGCTTGGCAGGAATGGCAGGTATGAAAACTAGAGCACAAAAGAAACAAGAAGATGTGCAGAATATCTTATCTAGATACTCTACTGCTGACCAGAATGACCCTAAAGTTTTATTCTCTCTATCACAAGATTTTATACAGGCGGGCTATCCTCAACTATCACAATCATTTGCTGAGAGAGCTAGAACACTATCAGACACTTTAGAAGACAACAGAGTAAATCAACAGGTAGCAGATGCAAATGCTAGGTTTACTAAAAAACCAACTATTGAAGTAGGAAATCCTAATAATTCGTCACAAACTATAAGAATGCAGTTAAATCCAGATACTAACCAATATGAAGTTATTAGGGACGCAGATGGAAATCCTTATGTAACAGATAAATTTTCAACAGGTGAAGATGTTAATTTATCTACAGACTTTATGGCAGTCAAAGATGAGGACGGAAACATTATCGGAGCTACAGAAATTCCGGGTTCGCCTGCAGACAAAGCTGCAAAAGAATTAGAAAGGATAACAGCATTAAAAGAACAATTAACTATAGGTCAAGCAAATAATGTGTTAGAACTTGTAGATAGTGCTTTTGATATATATAATGACAGAATGACAGAAGTTGGTAAGGGTGTTGTAAAATCAACTAGAGACG